AAATAGGTAATGGTTAAAACTTTTTAACTATTTTTTCCCCCATTCCTCGACACGGGCATGATGTATACAACGTGGTACACCAACAGGGATGCAAGGAAAGATTCTTGGAAGTATTTCAAGAAGAAGCGTTGACAGTTGGTCAAGAATGTGGTATACTGTACACAGTAAGAGAAAGGAGCTTGAGCATGATAAAGTTTACCGACAAGATGTTGTGCGCATTGAGCACACGGGGGCGGTATGTTGCCGCCCGTAGGATGTACACATACAACCCGGCTGAGAAGGTCGTTCATGTGTGGAAACGCAATGTGGAGCTTGGGGACTTCGAAGAAGTGACCCGTCAGCGGTACGATGTAGAAGCACACATAGCTATGAGGGGGTGCAAGGTATGAAGGTCAGCGAGTTAATGAGCAAGTGCGTCAACTGCGATTATTGCCGTACCAACGTCACAATCTTTGACGGAAACAATGGTATGATGCAAGGCGTTCCGAATGCGATTCCTGAGCGGGTGAAAAATATGTATGTTCGGAGTTTCAAGACGGGCCGGATGAAAAATGGACGGTTTGAGACGTTAGTAATTACTATCGAAGGGAGTGACAAGTTGTGATTCAATACATCAAGCCCACTTGCTGGGCATGGATTCTGGCAGACCTCAAGAGGAAGGAAGGGACGAAGGAGCGGTGCATCTGGGGCGGTTATCGCTATTACATTCATAGGGTTTATGAATGCACCGCAATCAGGCGTTGCCCTCAGTCCCAAGAGCCTACCTATGAAGCAGATGAGCTTGTCGCATACTTTGCAAAGGGGGAGTTTTAACATGGTGAAGGCGAACATTGTACGGCGCTCTGTTGATGTGCCAGCTCCTTATCGTCCAGCTGGCACTTTCTTCCGGCACATAGCGAAAACATACCCCGATTGTCCGCTTGTTAGTTGGGGATATTCCGTGGAAGACGGCAAGGGGTATATTTCATTGGTAGGCAAGGGGTGGTAAGTATGAAGATGAATCAGTGGTACTTGTACGAACAGGAAGAGGACAACACAGACCGTTTCCACCGTCACGTCATGGAGTGGGTCGAGATTCTGGGCTTACTCCTGTCTTTGGTCTGGGGCGTTGTCGGTCTGGTGTTCTTCATTCAGCTCATGGAGACGTTAGGGGGTCTGTTTTAATGGTGGTGTTTATCTATTGTTATGGGGCACGAAAGCCCGGGCAGACAGGGCGGTTTGTTTACTCCCGCGCAATGCGAGTGAGAGAGGGTATTGCGGTTGACCGTGCATTATACACGTTGTATGATAGTCTTCGGGGGGCGAGGTTATTTTCCGATTGTGACCCGAAGAAGAACGGCATTCGAGTCACATACATGGCAGAGAGGTGAACACCATGAAGAAAGCAAAGACTGACACAGGGCTTATAAAGAAAGCCCCCGACGCAAGGGCGCGTGCATCCAAGAAGACAGGGGAAAAGGCCCTGAGTGCAAAGAAGACGAAAGCAAGGAATGCGAAGACGACAGAAGCAAGGAATGCGAAGACGACAGAAGCAAGGGACGCCAAAACAACAGAGGCAAAGAAACCACGGAAACAGGGCGGCAAGGGTCGCCCTTTCCGTTCACATGACTGGGGGACATACGCGCCCGGCAATAAAGCCCCGCGTATGTACTCCGAAGATGAGTTGAGGGCCATTGTGAAGAGAGCCGCAAAGGCGGCAAATACTCGCATTCGCACCCTTGAGAAGAAGAGCCTTTCAGACAAGTCTCCGGCCTATAAGTGGCTACAGAAGCGGACAGAGCAGGAGAAACCCCGCTTCAAGGAAGGTGTAACCAAGATGACCCGGGCAGAGCTTGAAAAGCAGTTCATAAGTCTCCGGGAGTTTATTATAAAGAAAACGTCCACGGTGACGGGGTATCGTGAAGCCGTTGAGAAGAAAGTAGAACGTGCTAGGGAGATGGGTTTCACCGGAACGCCCGAAGAGCTGGGGGATTTATTCGACCGGTATATGACAGAAAAGAATGAACAGTTGTACGGCTCTGAGGTCATATACCAAGCAATCACCAGTAACCAGATAGACAACTTGCAACAAATTGCGCAAGAGTTTCAGGGTAAAGTAGAAAAAGATAAGATGCAAGGGGCAATCATCCTTCAAATGCTGAGGAACAGACGGGGAAGATAATGCGATTCAGTCAAGATATTATGGTGTGCGAGACGGCGGGCGAGTTCATGAGTTACATGGACTTCAAGCCGCGCACGGCTTTCCAGAGGGGGAAACACGTCGAGTATATAGATACTACTTGCACCTTTGATATTGAGACGACGAACGACGACGCAGACGGATTTGCATACAGCTTTCAAACGTGCGTGGGTGGTGTGGTAGTAGTTCCCCGTTACTTCGAAGACTGGGCAGAAATCGTGGAAACGCTCTGTAATAAGTGGCATATCACAGACAAAAGGAAACTGGTGGTGTACGTCCACAATCTGGGCTATGAGTTTACCTATCTTATCCAGCTCTTAACGCTTCGCTGGGGTGACTGCAAGGCGCTTTACACCAAGAGCAGAAAACCCCTCACCCTTGAGTTTGCCAACGGCATTGAGTTCAGGGACTCGCTCAAGCTGTTTCAAAAGTCCCTTGCGAAAGCCACGAAAGGATGCAAGCACGAAAAGTTAAAGGGCGATTTGGATTATACCGTTTATCGCACTCCCGATACTCCCCTTGATGATAAAGAGTTTGCCTATTGCGTCAACGATGTCTTGGGACTGTATGAAGCAATAGAGCGGATGAAGAATGAACACGGATTTAATGAAGCAACAATACCCCTCACAAACACGGGCCTTGTCAAACAGGAAGTAAACAAGAATCTGAACAAAGACAAAGGGTTTGCCAAAATCAAAGACGCCCTGACGCTTTCCAAGGATCAAACCTACATCGCCTATAAAGCAATGGCAGGCGGCGACACACACGGCGCACGGTGGAAAGCGGGGTACACCTTTAAGAATTGTAATTCTTACGACTTCAAGAGTGCGCACCCTTCACAACAGCTGTTGTGGAAGTTTCCCACAGGCAAACCGTTTGGCCTTCCAGAGGATACCTCCGAAGAGGACATGAATGCCTTGATAGACGCGGGTATGGGCTGGGTCGGTAAAATCGCAATCACTGGACTCAGTATCAAAGATGAGTGTCCAGACCCGTGCATAAGCCGTAGCAAGTGCATCAACAGCGAATTCATCGGTGAAGAGGATAACGGGCGAGTTTTGGACGCAGAGGGAACGCTTTTGTTGTACTGCGATTCAAACGACTGGCAGAGAATCCGGGAAGGATACAACTATTCTGAAATGATAGCTGTGGAGTCATTCGCCTTTCGTCTGGCTTATCTGCCTGAGTCTTTCCGGCATACGATTCTTGAGAAGTTTCGTATCAAGGAAACAATGAAGGGTAGTCCGGAATATGCCTTTAGCAAAATCTGTGTGAACACCATATACGGGGCAACGGCACAGAAGCAAATCCGGGATGAGTACACGGCAGACATCGGGGACGCAATCGAGTTCGAGAAACTGAGCTGGGAAAAGAACCTTGATGACATGACCGATGACGAAGTGACCAAAGCCCAGACGAAGAAGAACACCTTCCCCTTTCTCTGGGGTCTGTGGACTGCCAGCTTAACCCGCCTCAGGCTGTGGCGGCTGTTAAAGATTGTTGGTTGGGACAGGGTCATATACTGGGATACAGATTCATGCAAGTTTGAGGGCGAGAAAGTCCCGGGTGTGGAAGAGTACAATGAAGAAATCAAGCGGCAATGCATTGCCCGAAAGTGCGTCGTCCAGAAAGATAACGGCAAGTGTGTTTATATCGGCGTCGCAGAGGACGAACACCCACAGGCCGATTATGGTTATCAAGAGTTTCGTTTTCTCCATGCCAAATGTTACGCCGCGCGGAACTGCGACGGTGTTCTAGAAAGCACCATTGCAGGCGTTGGCAAGAATGAGGGCGTCGCCGCCCTCAAGGATGACATTGAGAATCTGAACGACTTTCTTATTATTGAAGACGCGGGCGGGCAAATGCTCACTTACCACGACGCCCCGCCCCGTCTGCGCACCGACTTTGCAAAGCCCACCATGTCCGCGTCGTGGATAGTCATGACCCCACGCCGGTATGAAGTGGGTGGAGTGAACGCAGAGAACATCGACATAGAAAGATTGGGATAAAGAAAAGCCCCCGCCAAAGCGGGGGCTTTGTTATTGTGTCAGGCGGTCGGTTCGTCAGCGGCAGGAACGTCACTGGCAGTGGTGTAATTGTCGGCACTGTTCCGGTACACGACAACATAGAAAGGAGAATCGGGGGTGAAGCCGCTACCCAGCCGGGCAATAACGCCGAAAGCGTTGTTAAGGTTGCCGGTTGACACCCAGGTCGGCACGGCGACTTCTGTGCCGTCGGCCTTATACAGATGAAGTTTGCCCTTCGTAGTATCGACAATGACGTCCGGGCGGTCTTTGTAAGAAAAGACAGGATAGGGGAAGAGGCCGAAAATGCTCCACACGTTCGGCGCGTCTGCCGTATGAGAAGGAACGCCCAGAGCAATAGAAGAGGCCGCATTATTATAGTCGCCGGTTTTAAGGGGAATGCGGGCGGCGTCCTGTTTGTCAACATATACCTTTGTGGCGTAGCCGGACACGTCCGGAATGTCGGTCTTGTTGGCCTTGGCAGTCTGTAAGCTGGCAATGTCTCCGGCGTGCTCAGTAAGCTCCCCTTCCATAGAGGCGACGCACTGGGTGATAGTCTGGTTGGGGTGCGCCGTCTTCCAGTCACCGACGATGGCGTCCTGTCGCTTCTGGTCAGCGGTGAACTCCTTTTTGGTCACATGGTCAGCGCTTGCGGCTTTGAGGGCCGTAATTTCGCCGTCCTGTGCCGTGTCTTTGGCGTCGATACGCGCAATGGTTTTTGCGTACTCCTTCGGGTCGATAAGTTCAAGGTGCTCCACCTTGTCATCGACGGCGGCAATGGCAGTAGCAAGGGCGGCGTCCTTTGCCTTGAGGTCTGCGATAGACTGGGTATGTCCGTCGGTCTTCGTCTCAAGGGCAGAGATACGGCGCTCATGGTCGGACAGCTCATCCGAGTGCCGGGCCAGCTCCTGCGCGTTTGCCGCGATAAGCTCACCGTTTGCCAGCTCTGCCGCTTTGGCGCGTTTCGTCTCAGCGGTCAGGGCGGCGTTGGTGGCGTCGGTCTTGGTATCGAGAGCATCAAGACGCCCTTCGGCGGTCGTGGCGCGTCCTTCCAGAGCGTCAAGCCGCCCATCCTGCTGAACGTCCTTCTGCTGGATGTGGGCAATAGCGTCCGCGTTCTGGGCAATTTTGGCCTCATCTTCGGTAAGGTCTGCCCGGAGTCCGTCGGTGACAGAGGTGAGCCGTTCGATAGCCGTATGGTTATCGGTGACTTCCTTATGAAGGACGGAAAGCTGTGCGGCGTGGTCTTTGAGCTGTTCCGCGTGCTTTGCCAGCTCCTTGGAGTTGACAGCGATGCTTGCGGCGTTGTCCTGAATATTCTCCGTATTCCGGGCGATGTCCTGCGTGTTCTGGGTGATAGTTGCGGCCTGTGCATCGTTGACAGTCTCAATGGCAGAAAGCCGTGCATCCTGCTCCCGGTCCTTCGCCTGAATGGCAGAAATGTCCGTGTCATTGGAAGAAATCTGCCGCTGAAGGTCAGCGTCCTTCGATTCGAGTGCGGCGATGTCCTTGACGGTCTGAGCCTGACCGGCCTGAAGGTCAGAGATAGCCGCGTCAGCGTTGTCCACGCGCTCTGCGAGAGCATCCACCCGGGCGACAGTGGACGCGACAGAGTTCTTCATCTCTGCGTTATCCTTGTCATATTGGGTGATTTTATCCCGGAACTCCTTGTTGTCAGATGCAAACCCCGTCACCTGCTGAGACAGGTCTTTCACCTGATTTTTGTACTCTTCGACCTGTGCATTATATGCACCGGTGAGCGCCCAGTACCGCGTATTCTTAATGTCAATGCCGGGCGGCACGGGACACTTCGAAGTGTAGGACTCACCCTTATAGGTGACGATAGTCAGGGACTCGTACCCCCGCTCAGTGTCCCACTCGATGGGGTCAGCGAATTTCGGGACGTAACGCGCACCAACGTACATCGACGGCCCACAGCCCGGGGGCGGGGGCGGCGTAGGACGTGGCGGGCGCGGGGGACAACAGGGGTCAGGATGGCAGGGGTGGCACTCGCCACCGGGCGCGTAGGGCGCGGGGTCGATGGGAAACGGACGGCAATTCTTATCATGTGCCATATTGAAAAGCTCCTTCCTTAGTAATACTTGATGATGAGGCGGCCGTACTCCGGTTCAGTGATGTCCGCACCGGTATCGAAGATGAGCCACTTCCAGTTAGCCGGGACATAGGCGCAGAACCGCCCGGAGTCGGTCAGCCCAAACCACACGAAATGCACCATTTCATTCACCATTGCAGGAAGGTTCTTGTCTGCCCACTCGATGAACCGCCCGTCTTCAAAGTCCCCGTTGTTGAGACGGTCGTTAATACAGTGCTGTGCATTGGTCAAGGCTTTCGTAGCCTGATTCAGGGCGGCAATGTTGCCGCTGTTCGAGTCCAGCCCTTTCGAGAGCTGTTCAACGAACGCCTGCAAGCTCTGAATCTGGCCCACCATCCACCTCAAATCATATTGAAAGGGGTCGCCCGGGGTGGCGAACGGGGGATACATATTGCAGTTCATTGCTTCTCCTTTCTGCCGATGAGGCTTTCAAGATAGTTGTCGGCGGCAATAGCCTCTTTGGTAAAGCTATTGTTCTCCCACCATGCCCAGATAGCCGCACCCACGGTCATACCGGTAGAGATGAGCTGTTCAAGTTGTGCATCATCCACAGGAATGGGGCTGTGTCCGGTAGCGGAAAGAATCTGATTTGCAAGAGCCAAAATCAGTACGGCGGTACGGGTCATAGTAGCAATCTTAATTTTATTCATGTGTTCACCCCCTTTCTGAGATACTGAACTTCACGCTCAAGGTCTTCTATTCTGTGGTTTGCAACTTTAAGTTGCTCTTCCAGTACAGGAACTCTCGAAATCAGGGTATTGTGTTCCCTGACTTCCCGTGTAAGTTCGTCCAACTTGGTATCGGTGACGGCCTGAGATTTACTGTTAGCAATGAGCACACCCGTCAAGGTGATGATTCCTGTTATTACGGCGGCTATCACTTCATTCATATTCTAGCACCCTCGTCAATAACAGTCAAGGCAAAAAGCACGGTGGAAGTCGTCGGCTATTTTGACGTAAATATCGAACAGAACAACGGCCCTTTCTGCTTCAATCATCTGTTGGGTAGTTGTGACGCCGATGTTGCCCGACTTGCTGTATTCATGTGTCACGGTGACGGTGGTGTTCTCCTTCCCCGTCTCAAGGGAGACGGCGTGTTCGTTGTGCTTGTTGTCCTTTAACGACTCGTCCCGGGTGCGGTCGTCGTATTGGTTTTTCTTGACGCTTCCACCCTTGGTAGTTCCCTTGTCGGCGTGCTGGTCTTTCGAGATGCTTTCTGCACGGGTATCGTCAACTGTGCCGTCAGACGCCGCCGAATGGGTATCACCGTGGGTATCGGATGTGGACAAATCCCGGGAAGTTTCGAAAGCGTGGTTTTTGGTGTTCTGGGTCGTGTCTTGGTTGGTGGTCACGCCCTGCTTGAAGTCGGTGTTCTGGGTCGTGTCTTCGTGCTCTGTCCAGTTGGTTTTCTTGGTTTCGTCCGAATGGCCCTTCTCATCGGTGACGGTATGGCTGGCATTGTCAGGCTGGTATGTGGCTTCATTTTCGGCAGACAGTTTGTTTTCGGTATCGCTGACGGTGTTTTTGGTCGTGTCGATTGTGTCCGTCATGGTTTCGTCGTGCTTCGTGTCCCGTGTCCCCACAACACCAGTATGCGAAGTAGTATCGACCTGACTATCAAGAGTGCCTTTAATATCTTCGATAAAGTCCCGGGTCTTTTCACCCTCTGCCGTCGAAAGGTTGTTGTCGTGATAGTGTCCATCTTCCTTGTTCCACCCGTCATGCACGGTTTTGCTGTGCTGGGCGGCGTCGTCGGTTTTCCAGCCGTCGGCGGCAGTATCTTCATGATAAGCCCCGTCCTCAGTGTTCCACCCGCCTTTTGTGCCGGTGGCCGTTGCGGTATCGGTTGCCCCGCCGTGGCTGTGGGCGTCGCTCTGGGTGCTGGTATCCCGGTCAGTGGTCGTTGTATCGGTGCTTCGCTCACTCATCTCAGTGTTCCAAATGGGATTATAGGAAAACTGTGTGGTAGCGTACAGTTTTGCCCAGATGGGAGAGAGTCGTTTCGACCACCAGTAAAGCTCACCCTTCATATAAAAGGGGTCAGGGTGATACAACGGGGCGAGTCCATGCAAGTGCCGAATGGTCGAAATCGCTTGCATTTTATCCAGCCCCACGGGCAACACCATATTTGCAAAAAGGTCGGGGTCATACATCAACAGCGCCTCAAGGTTTGCACCACTGTCCAGCTCATTCACCAGTGTTCCGTAATAAACGGGCATTGTCTTCACTCCCTTCGGTGTCCTGCTTCGGTTCGTTAATTTTGAAAGTAATGTTCAGACCGTACATTTTGTTCACTTCATCAAGGGACTTTTCAAGGCAGATTCTCCACACTTCCCGGCGGTTGAATGTCTCAGCGTCCGCGCTTTCGCTTTCGTTGACGTTCATCCGCTCCTTCTTGTCGGGCTGGACTTTGATACCAAGTTCCCGGTAGAAGTCCATAAGAATGGTTCTTCTGAACTCCATGAGTCCGGGGAGTATGAAGTTCTTTGACAAATCACGGTCAATTTGCATGATGGGCAGTTCATAAGCCCCGCCCTCTCCGGTCTTACCGTCAAGGGGGCGCTTCAAATCGGCATTGACCACAATAGCAGGCTCACCGTTTGCCAGCCGCTGGAACAGCATTTCAAGGCTTTTCCTCTGCCGGTCGTCTTTGGCAAACGCGCCATAAGCAAACCTAGAGTTCAAGGCGCTCTGCCGAATGGCAACTTCTGCGTGTTGCATCTCAACGGCGTACTTGGTAATAATATCCCAGATACCCCGATAGTCAGGAGTGAGCTTGATAACGCCGCACTCCGTACCTATTTCAAGGGGGCGGTTGAACTGGAAGAATTGGGTAGAAATGGTCATCGCCCGGGGTTGATACTGCAAGCCGTACCCCGAAGGATACCCGGGCTGTACCACCATGCCATACTTCTTTGTGTTGAACACAACTGCGTAGCCCATTCGGAAAAGCTGGTACATGAATGCATCATAATCCCAACCGATTTGACCGGGTGCGGCCTCAGGCAGGCCGTCAAACTCGATGATTGAACGGCATCTCTGGAAGAAGGAACGCTCCCAGTAATTGAGGGCGTCGTTGGAAATGCTCTTGATAAATGTTCCACATGGAACACCACCGTCAAAGAATCCATCATAACATTGATACATTGTATTCACCTCACTCGATAAAAACGCCGCTGTCCATAGCGCGGTTGATATACGCTATCTCGTCCGGCATTGCTCCTTCTGGCTGACAGGAAAAACCACGGGTCTTACAGTATCCAGAAACAGGCGTTGCCACCTTCATAACGGGATACCCATACAGGCTCTGGTAGCCTGCATCATCAATGGGGGGATAATACAGAAGCGTCAACCGCGCTTCAGTGGGTAACAGCGTCTGTGACGCGCCTGCCGTAAAGCCCACGCTCTGGGTAATGGGGGTGATAGTCTGCCGGAGTCCTTCGGCGGCTGTTGCCGCGCCCTGCATAGCCGTCTGAACGCCGCTTGCCTTGCCGATGAGTCCCGGGGTCAGAATCGCCGCCCCAACACCCCCGCCGAACTCCATTGCACCGCCCACAATGGTGGACGCTCCACCCATTGCCTTGATGGGGTCAATGTTGCTTGCGCCGATTCCATAGGGGCTTGAGATGTTCGTACTTCCCACAAACGCTGTGTAGTCTCCTGCTGTTACTCTCACAGTAACAGAACCGTCTATCAAAGTCAAGCACCACTCAATATCTACGGTCAGAGCGTTGTTACACTGGTCAACCGGAATGCCTACAACGCCGATATTCGGAACGTAAACCTGAATCTGACAATTCATCCGTTTCCAGTCCTCAGCGGGCCACGGAATGGGAATGGCTGTTGTTACCTTTCTGTTATCCTTCATGGAGACGATACGGCCCGTGACTGCCGTATCAAAGCCGCCCAGAGTAATGGGACTCTGACGTCCTGCCCCGTACCGTTCAAAGTTTATCGGTAGCCAGTAACAGGAACGGATATTTTCAACTGCCGAAGAGCCGAAAACGAACTTGTTCATGAACTCCGGGAGTGCAATCTTCCAGTCAACCATAGCTTTGGTTTCTGCTTCCCATAAAGCGGAAAGGGCTGTCAACAGGGTGTTCATGGTCGTCTGATTCACGGCATAAGTGGCGAGTCCACCTTTGCCCACACAGGACAGCATATAAACGCCCGTATCGGGGTCTAAATTGCCGTCCGTAATGTCAAGGGCAACTGTGGAAACAGTCGGACGTCTTGCGACGTTCTGCCGCGCGTCCTGCAAACGGAACTGCGCACCGCTTGCATCACTGTTGAAACCGTACTCGATAAACGTCTTGGTTTTGAGTATTGCTTCCCGGTAAGTGGCAAGGGGGTCAATACTCAGACTGATTTGCCAGATGTTCGCCCGAAGGGTGGTAATATCGTCTATCCAGTAAAACGACTTGGTTTCTTCACAGTGGCAGTAGTTCCATTGCGGCGAAATATTTATAGAGTTGATTGTGCAGTAGATGACAGGGTGCTCCATGCTGGTGGGTTTCTTGAAGTCGCACCGCTCCAAATCCTTTAATACTCCATAGTCAAATGCCTTGGTTGAATTAAGCCGCTTCTCGACGTTCCCGAAATGGAAATGATAACCATGCTCTACACTGGGTTCGGGGACAGCTCCATTGAATGTGCCTGCCATTAAATCACCTCTTTCTATAAAAATAAACCCCGCCCCAGAGGGGGCGGGGCGTTCAGTCGTTACGGGCCGGGCGTAACAGGGTCAGCCATATAATAAAGGATGGCATTTTCTGTGGGGTCGAGAGTGTAGTTCATCTTCCAGTGGTGCTCGATGTTCCAATACTCGCCACGGATGTTAAAGGGAGACGTCCACACATTATCTTTGAAGTAGGTCGTCGCCATAGCACGCTTGTCGTACAGCAGGCCCACCACATAGTCGAGCTGGACGGGCTTGCCCTGCTCTGCCTCTCCGGTGGTCACGTTGAACTGAGCGGGGATAATGTTGATAGCGGAACGATTGTTGATGTTCTGCCAGAAGGTGACGCCCTCATAGTTGCCGAAGGACAGATAGCCCGGGCCGAAGATAGCGGGATAGACCCACGCCTTTGCATCGTTAATGAGGGGCTGGTACAAAAGAAGTTTCTGTTCACTCTTGGGAGTGTGCCGGAACAGGTGCAGGGTGTTCCCCTTGTCATCGGTGCAAAGGGGCGTCAGGTGGAACAGCTCAGTGGACTCCTCCAGAAGCGCCGTGTCCGTTTCCAGACGACTCACAAAGAAGGAAAGAAACTCCTGCAAATGGGTGGTCAAAAGTTCGTGAGTCGTGTAAGCGGTATTCCGGGCCGCGTTGAAAGCCTCAGTAAGGTTAACCTTACTGCCCGGTTTGCCGGTGTTGTAGATAGCGCCCATATAGTTCATGACACACAGGCGGTTTTCCATCTCCTTCCAGCGGGCAACGTCGTTCTGAATCTCGACAGCCAGACCCTGCATAAAAGCGGAAAACTCCGATTCAGACTGAAATGCCGTGTTGAGCTGGTCAAGGAACCGGGTGTACGTCTGGTTCAGAGTCTTTTGGTCGCCGTACCACAGTTCAAGCGGGTAACGTTTCTTGATTTTGTACATATCAAGGCTGTTACCGTCCACCAGAGTATCGGGGTTCTGCTGGGTGTTGATAAAGTCGGTCTGTTCAAACTCGCCTGCGAAGAAGGCGATTTTTTTCATGAACAACCCCCAGTCCTGATGACTCACTTCAATAGAAGTGAAGCGGCCCGTATACGCGCGGCTGTCGATGACAGTGCGGGCCACCATGTTGGAAAGGGCCTGCAACGTCCCTTCTTTGCTGGTCGAAAGACACATCTGACCGACGTTAATAAAAGACGAAGTGTCCACGGCGGTGATAGTGCGCTGGCCCGTGACGTCCTGCAAGACGGCATTGACGATGGTGTAGACGTCCTTCGGACGGAATACGTCAGCCTTAGCAAAGGTGGGCATATTATTCTTAGATTTTGCCACGGTTTACACCCCCTTCGAGAAGTCCGGCGCGGCGTCCGGTGTTGCGGGCGTGATAGCCGCCATGATGATGTCATCGACCGACACGGCGTCAGCGGTATTGTCGCTCAGACTCCCCGCCGTGGGAATCGCCAGAGTGTCCAGCCGCGCAGTGAGTGCGGCGATGCTCTGGGCCATAGCGCCCCAGTCCGGTGCGGACGGGGCGACAGCCGAACTTGCAGAAGCAGTAACATTTGTTGCAACGTCACCGGGCAAGGGGGGCGCACCCGTCAGCGGCGCGGCCTTGGGAGTCGTGGGGGCGGGTGCGGTATTGCTACCCAAAAGGGCGGCAATGTCGGCTTTCGAATAGCCCGCACGGGCCAGCATAAGAACGTCATCGAGTTTCATTTAATAAGCTCCTTTCCAGCGGCTCTTGCCGCTTCTGACATCCACATGAGTGAATGTATGATAGATTCCGATACCCCCAGACGCTCCCAAGAAGCACTCTGCATACTGGGCTACTTTCTCCGGGCTGACACCTTCAATCCAGATGTCAGCCGCCTTGCCTTCGCAATGCTGAGACTTCGGAGAAGCGTTTTTGATAGTTCGGTTGTACTCCTTGGAACGGTATCCGCTGTTAATGTGTACCGGCTTGCCGGTCAGGCGTCGAATGTTTTCCAAGAGGTCAACCAAACGGGGGTCGATGATGACAGTATCACAGGGGTCTTTCCTGCTGTGAAACTCCTTCACTTTGAAGTGAGGGGAAACAAACGTGTTTGCGTCTGTCCTATATGAGTACGAAAGCATTTGCTTCGCTCCTTTCTATGATAACGGGGGTGTGCAAGATAAGAATGCAACTCCACGCCCTTCCGGGGCGCTTATCTTTTGGAGTCCCCCGCACCTCTATAATAGCACTCACTCTTCCTTCATGTCAAGATATTCTCTTATCTTAATAAGGGCCGGAACGTCAGCACACCAGACTTGACCCAAAACAAACATTAAACCAAAGTAGGGATGAGCCATTCTAAAAGTATTTCGCCCGGCCTGTGTATCGGGGTATACTTCATGTGACTGGTGAGGGGAACTGCAAAGGTAATAGTGTGCATCATCGTATTTGTAACAATACAAATCCCCTACTTTGAACTCAGGTTTCATGCCGCGCAAACTCATCGGATGGACTGCTTCAAGGTTGTTGTAACTGAATTTGTTTTCCATTGCCATTTGATAGAACTTTGAATCCTTGTTTTGCATCATGTGTTTCATGAATGCTGTTTGAGCGCGTTTCTCACTGACTCGCTGAGACTTCGGCATACAGAGGAAAACGCCGCTATCTGTAAGCGTCCACTCCTTGCCCGTCCTTGCCATTTTCGCAATCTCATCCACAACGCCCAGTTCAACCAGCACGGGTGACGTAATGTCAAAGGCGTTTGCAAGTAGCCACATTCTCAGCGGGGGTCTGCCTTCAAGTTCTCTGTTGCCGTTTATGGTGACATATGCATTCAAAAGGGCGTCGCCCTCTGCCTTGCGTTTTACAACGATTTTCTCCGGAATGAACTCATCATACACAACATCATGAAAAGCAGAGCCATTGAAACCGCGTATATTCGCAATGCTGGGCAGGGTCATCCCTATGCCGTATTTCTTGATACAGTCTTTGGGCTTTCCGTCTTCATACTCATACTGTCCGATAGTGTATGTCACTTTGCCGCTCTTCACAATGTCCACGTCAAACCCTTCATTCTTGAGGGGTAAAAAGGGGTTTAATTGCGGGTCAGATGTGATTGCGTCAAACTCTGTGGTGGTGCGACGCAGATACAAAAATGGCTTGTCATTTGTCAGCTCATACAACAATGTGCCGTAGGTTTTGCCCACTTGCCGTTTACCTATTATAATGTTACACCATGCCCCTAACGACGAAACGGCTGGGATATTCACCCAGCCGTCTTTTGTATAGAGGTCAAGCGTAACTTCTCTGTTACGCTTTCCCATTGTCACACCTCATGCCGGGTTTTCCAGTCCACCGGGCCGCCAGCCTGTGTTGCGTGGTTAATAACGGCCTGTGCAATGGCGTCTTCATCGGCACTGTCCAGCCACACCCCGACGGCGTCCACCCACTTATCGGACTTGTTGCTCTTGTTCTGAGGGGGGCTGACGAACGCGCCGTTCTTGCCGTCGATGACCTTCATGTTGTACAGAGCAAGGCCGGGAAGGTTGAGGGTGAATGCAATCACTTTGTCACTGAGGAAGCGACAGCCGCTGACGGTCGCCCCCTTAATGTTCAGCTTGGGGCGGTCGTCATACTCAGGGGCGGCAACGGTCGAACGATTCTTGTTGAAAGTAGCCATAATAGAGTCTCCTTATTAAAGTTTCTGGGCGGCGTGAATCACGTCCAGCTTGTCGATGATGGTATACAGCAGTTCGTTTGTCTTGCCCTGTGCGGCGAGCATCTTCGTCAGAAGGTCAACGAGTGCGGCAAGTTTGTTGTTGATGTCCTGCATGGTCTTGCACCCCCTTATCCGAAAATCCAACGACTGAGGAACTGCTTCCCCACGGGGTCGGCGTTTGCGGGGTACAGCGCAGAGGGCTTGAGGTGGTCGTTGTACACGGTGGCGATGAGATGGTTCTGCGCTTTAAGCTCTGCTTCCATCTGGGTCATGGTCTTGTTTTCGTGACAACAGGGATTCCACGCGGGACTATACGGAAAGCCGTGTCTTGCGCCCTCTTCGAACGCCGTGATAGGAACGGGGTCAAAGCGGCCCACACCAGACACGATGTTCGAAAGGTTTTCGTCCTTGTCGTACACCAGCCCATAGATGTTCTGGGCCGCGTCCTCATAGAACAGGACAAAGGACACGTTTGCCGGAACACAGCAACCAGCAGTGCAGGTGTCAGGCATTGTCTACCTCTTCTTTCTGGGCGGCGTCCGGCTCTTCGTCGTCCGGTTTCTCGCCCGTCTCTTCCAGCTGGCTGTGCAGGTCGCTCCATGCGAAGTTGGCAGGGACGGCGGCACACATCTCAGAAAGGATGTTCGGATAGTTAACATCGAGAGCGTCCATCTCGAAGACTTTCGTCCCGACCTTGCTGGCTACGACTTTGTAGCCGTCCAGCTTGGCACACTCCGTACAGGTGCGGACATTGTGCGTCTCGATGAAGAGAAGGTCAAACACCTTCTTGGCCTTAACAGCGGTGAGCAGAACGTACTTGATAGAACATTTCATGAGGTCTTATCTCCTTTGTAGTAGTGGGTGGATGTTCGGTATTTGAAACGCTGTTGTGTTTCATGGTTTTATTATACTCTACTCAAGGCCGTTTGACAACAGTTTTGACCGGCTTGTTTTGTAAACATTTTATGAACGCCTTGCACCCCTGTTTGTGTCCTTCTTGGTGTACCACGTTGTGTCCTTCTTGGTGTACCACGTTGTATACATCATGCCCGTGTCGAGGAATGGGGGAAAAAATAGTTAAAAAGTTTTAACCATTACCTATTT